GATTTAACATCTGATAAAAATACAGTAGATACAGAAAATGTTGATGAAACTGAACGTTTTACTGAATGGGAAAATGAACCTTGTGTACGCGAGTTAAAACAAGATTTAGAAGATGCTAAGACTAATCATGATGCTCATGTTACACAAGTTCAAGAATGGTTAGATAATCTTAATATTACTGGTACAGCAAAACGAGCAAAAGTTAAAGGTAAATCCTCTATAGTACCAAAACTTATTCGTAAACAAGCAGAATGGCGTTATGCATCATTATCAGAACCTTTTTTAAGTACAGAAGATATTTATAATACTGACCCTGTTACTTTTGAAGATAAAAAAGCAGCTATTCAAAATGGATTAGTATTAAATAACCAATTTAATACCAAAATTCGTAAAGTAAATTTTATTGATGAATATATCCGTGCTGCTGTTGATGAAGGTACAGTTATTGTTCGTATTGGTTGGGCATTTGAAGAAGAGGAAGTAACAGAAATAGTTCCTATTTATGAATTACGTCCATCACAAGACCCTGCAGATATTCGTAAATTTCAACAACTTCATTATATGATGCAAACAAATCCTAAAGAATTTGAAAGTTTGCCTGAAGAACAACAAAATATTCATAAAGCTTCAGTAGAAGCTGGACAACCATTAATTCAGTTTGAAATTGATTCATATGAAAAAACTGAAATCCTACAGTAGAAGTATGTGATTATCGTAATTTAACTATTGACCCTTCTTGTGAAGGAGATTTAGATAAAGCTAAATTTATTATTTACAATTTTGAAACATCTTTAGCAGAATTAACTGCAGAAGATAAGTATACAAATTTGGATAAAATTAATATTGAAAATAATTCAATATTGTCAGAACCTGACCATGCAAGCCAAGATGAAAGTACATTTAATTTTTCAGATAAACCTCGAAAGAAATTTGTTGCATATGAATATTGGGGATACTGGGATATTGATAACACTGGCATACTTAAACCTATTGTTTCGACCTGGGTAGGTAATGTAATGATTCGTCTTGAAGAGAACCCTTTTCCAGACCAAAAACTTCCATTTATTTCTGCACAATATTTACCAGTTCGTAAATCTGTTTATGGTGAACCTGATGGTGAATTATTGAAGGATAATCAACAAGTAGTTGGTGCTGTAACCCGAGGAATGATGGATATTATGGGCCGTAGTGCTAATGGACAAGTTGGTATTAAAAAAGGTGTATTAGACGTTACTAATAAACGTAAGTTTGATAAGGGTATGGATTATGAATTTAATTCAAATGAAGACCCACGCCAAGCTATATTTATGCATACCTTCCCAGAAATTCCTCGTAGTGCTGAATTTATATTAGGAATGCAGAATGCTGAAGCAGAGAGTATATCAGGAATTAAATCATTTAATAATGGTATTACAGGTAATGCATTAGGAGATACTGTTGGTGGACAAATGAATGCCTTAGATGCCACAGCAAAACGTGAATTAGGTATATTACGTCGTATGGCTCAAGGAATGAAAGATATTGGTCGTAAAATTATCAGTATGAATGCTGAGTTTTTAGATGAAGTGGAAGTTATTCGTATTACTAATGAATTATTTATAGAAGTACGAAAAGATGATTTAGCAGGTAACTTTGATTTAACTCTTACTATTTCTACTGCTGAAGCAGATGCAGCAAAAGCTCAAGAATTATCATTTATGTTACAAACTGTTGGTCCAAATCAAGACCCAGAACTTACTAAAATGATTCAGGTAGAGATTGCCCGGTTAAGAAAAATGCCAGCATTAGCTAAAAAACTTGAAGATTATAAGCCACAACCAGACCCAGTTGCTCAAGAAAAAGCTCAATTAGAAATTGAGTTACTTAAAGCACAGATTGCAAATGAATCAGCTAAAGCTCAAGAAAATACAGTAGATGTTGACCTTAAGAAAGCTAAAACAGTTACTGAAATTGCAAAAGGTCGAAATTTGGATAGTAAATCAGATGGACAAGATTTAGACTTTATTGAACAAGAAGCTGGAGTTAAACAAAAACAGACACTTGAACAAAAAAGTTTTGATAGAGCAACACAACTAGATTTGAAAGCAGCAGATAGTCTGTTTGCTTCAGATGAGCAAGATGGCAATAATGCCGCATCAACGAAACTATAAACATATGTAAAAATATTGTTTATCTCAACTCACTAAGAGGACACGAGAAAATGAGCGAAGTACAAGAGCAAATTGAACAAGTAGAATTATCAATGGAAGAAGCAAAAGGTTCTATTGAATTAATGGAAGCTTTTCAACGTTTAGCTAAAAGCAAAGACTTCAAAGAAATTTTTGAAGAAAATTATTTTAAACGTGAAGCATCTCGTTTGGTATTATTAAAAGCTGATGACCAAATGCAAGATGAAGATTCACAGAAATTTATTTTAAACCAGATTGATGCAATTGGTCAGGTACGTAAATACCTTATTGCAATTAATCAAATGGGACGTATGGCGCAAAATGCATTAGCTGCTGACCAAAATACTCATAATGAATTACTAAATGAGGATGAATAATCATGGCTGATGAAACTGAAGATTTAGAAAAGGAGGGCTTGGAAACAAGTCCCCTAAGTCTTTCTGATGAGGATTTTGAAAATTTCTCATTAGAAGATTTAGATGATGAAAAAACATTAGAAGAATCTGAAACAGATAATACTAATGAATCTGATAATACTGATGAATCTGATGAAAAAACTGATGATTTAGAAGAAACTACTAATACTGAAGAAGAAACCAATGATTTAGAGGCTTCTACTGATGAAACAGATGATTCTGATGAAAAAGACGATACTAATGATAAATCAGAAGATACTACTGATGACAAAGAGTTAGAAGTAGATACTGATAAAGAATCTGATGAAACTGACACAGATTTAACAAATACTGATGAAACAGCTTCTAAAAAGGAAGAAACATCAGAAATTGACTATAAAGCTGAGTATGAACGATTAATTGCGCCATTCCGTGCAAATAACCGTGAAATGCAGATTGATAGTGTTGATGATGCACGAACACTCATGCAAATGGGTGCTAATTATAATAAGAAGATGGCAGGGTTGAAACCTAACCTAAAACTTATTAAGATGTTAGAAAATAACAAGTTACTTGATGAAGAGAAACTTAGTTATTTAATAGACCTGGATAAGAAAAATCCAGAAGCTATTAAAAAATTAGTCAAGGAAAGTGGAATCGACCCCATGGAAATTGACGTAGAAGGTGACACTGGTTACAAAAATACCAATTACACTGTAGATGATAAAGAAGTAGAACTAGATGGCATACTTGATGATATTCAAGAAACAGAATCTTTTAATCAAACTATCGACATCATAAGCAATAAGTGGGATGCGTCCAGTAAGGAAGTAATATTAGAACAACCAAGTATCATTAAAGTAATTAATGAGCATGTTGCGGCAGGTATTTACGAGCAAGGTAGTTGAGCAAGAACGTGCATTAGGTAGACTAACTGGTTTATCTGACTTGGCTGCGTATAAACAGGTTGGTGATGCAATCAATGCTGAAGGTGGGTTCGCCCAAGACAACAGTAATATTGAAGAAACTGAAACTGTAAATACTAAATCTAATAAAAAAACTCCGGACCCAAAACTTAAAAGCAAAAAGAAAGCGGCTAGTTCTACAAAAGGTGCTATCAAAAAGAGTGTTAAACAAGAATTTAATCCTCTATCTCTTTCAGATGAAGATTTTGAAAAGGAGTTTGATAGTAAATTTTTATAATTTAAATTTACAGAAGGTATAAAACAATGGCTCAAATATATAACGACCCAGTAGGTGCTGCACCATCTAGTATTGGTTCACAAACCCGTACAGATATGTATCAAAAGAAAGCGTTAATTGAAATGAAGCGTGAACAATTCTTCGGTCAATTAGCAGATGTAACTTCTATGCCTAAGAATATGGGTAAGAAGATTAAGCGTTTTCATTATTTACCGTTACTTGATGACCGTAACATTAATGACCAAGGTATTGATGCGGCTGGTGTAACAACCACTCGTGAAGTAACTATCACTCAAGCAAATGGTGATGGCGAATTAATGTACTTTGTTGGTGAAGGTGCAAATGATGGTGCTGCATTAACTGCTGCTCAAAATTTGATTGTTGCTTATTGGACAACAATTGGTGTATTTCTTACTAATTATGCCACTACTAAAGCACAACAAGAAGGCTTAACTCCAGCATGGGTTATTACTGAAGGTGTTGGTGTTGCTGAATCAGGTAATTTATATGGTTCAAGTAAAGACATTGGTACTATCACTGGTAAACTTCCTGCATTATCGGAAACTGGTGGTCGTGTTAACCGTGTTGGCTTTAAGCGTATTGAACTTGAAGGTAATATCGAGAAATTCGGTTTCTTCGATGAATATACTCAAGAGTCTTTGGATTTCGATTCAGATGCTGAACTTGAAATGCATATCACTCGTGAAGCATTAATGGGTGCTAATGAATTAACTGAAGATGCCCTTCAGATTGATTTGTTAAATGGTGCTGGTGTAATTCGTTATGCTGGTATTGCAACTACTACTACTGAAATTACTGGTGTATTAGCTAATACTCCATCTGTAGTTTCATATGAAGACTTAATGCGTCTTGGTATTGATTTAGATAATAACCGTACACCAAAGAAAACCAAAATTATTACTGGTTCTCGTATGGTTGATACTAAAACAATTGATGCAGCTCGATATATGTATATCGGTTCTGAATTGATTCCTTCAATTAAGCGTATGAAAGACTTACATGCAAATGAAGCATTTATTGCTGTACAACGCTATGCTGCTGCAGGTTCTGTTGCAGTTGGTGAAATTGGTTCAGTTGATGCTTTCCGTATTATCGTTGTACCTGAAATGCTTCATTGGGCAGGTGCTGGTGCTGCTGAAGGTACTAATGATGGTTACCGTGCTACTGGTGGTAATTATGATGTATTCCCAATGTTAGTTGTTGGTGATGGTTCTTTCACAACTATTGGTTTCCAAACTGATGGTAAAACTGTGAAGTTCAAGATTACACATAAGAAGCCAGGTACAGAAACGGCTGACTATAATGACCCATACGGTGAAATCGGGTTCTACAGCATTAAATGGTACTATGGTACTATGATTTTGCGTCCTGAGCGTATTGCATTAATTAAGTGCGTAGCTGAACTATAAGCTAAAATGTTTGATGGTATCCCCACTTCGGTGGGGAATACTTTTATTTAAATCAGAGGTATCACCCTCTTATAAAAAGGTAGATGAAAATGATAGAAGAAACTAAGCAAGATGATAGAGCCCGAGCTAAACAGCTTGGTATTGATTTCCACCCAAATATTGGTTTAGATACTTTGCGTGAGCGAGTAAATACAAAACTTGCAGAACCAGAAGATAAACCTGTAGTGGTTGCTCCTGCAGCTATTCCAAATAAAATTTCAACTCCTGTTGTTATTAGTAAGCAAGATAAGCTTAAAGCTTTACGTCGTGAATCTTCAAAATTAATTCGTATCCGTGTTTCTTGTATGAATCCAAATAAGAAAG